CCATAACTATTCGCCAATACACCACTATTGGCTAGTGTAAGCATAATTTGAATATCGGATGTGCCGTCAAAGTAGGCAGAGCCAGTACCAGCACCTGAGATATTAATATTGCGTTGGTTTTCGAGTTTAGTTGCTGAAGCTGCATTTTTAGAGTAGTTGCCGTTTTCATCAATGATTGCAATGCTTTTAAAGTTATTATCTTTACCGTTCCAAAACTCAAAACCGCCTTTGCCTTCTCCTTGATGATTGACGAGATCCGAGCGTCCTAAGCCAACTACTTTGTTCCATGCCATGTATGCGCCTTGATTGGCTGGCATGGGTTCTAACTGAACTTTGGTCTTTTGTAGGGTTTTACCTTGTTCTGCTGATAATGGTTTATCTGTTCCGCCTGAAGTTAAATCATTAATAATATCTGAACGTGGGATGTAATTATTTTTAACCCATTCTCTTGTTGCATAAATTAAAGAATCATCTAAATAAACGGCTGTAACGTCTGCATTTTGAACGTTAACCACAAGTTTAATATTTAACTCACGTGCTGTCCCTTCATCGGCATTTGGCTTGTAAGTCGCTGGGTAATTGCTGTTGACCACCAAAACATTGTCAGCGTATAAGCCTAACTCACGAATAGTGAAGCCACCAATGTTTGAGGGGATGATTGCCTCACATATGACTTGATTGCCGTTATTTTTATTAATACTGACAACATTGAGTGCCACACGTGCTTTTTCAGCAACCAGTGCCGAACGGTTTTCATCTGGGTCGGGAACTGAGCCATTCCCGTCCCCTAAAGCAATGTGTGAAAATTTAACTTTACTGTTAACGGAAGCGTTTGCAAATAAGGCTTTGCCGTTATTGGTAAGGATTCCTCTATAGTTAGCCATAATTTAATTATCCAGCATAAATGGTGACGGTTTCCGCACTATGTACGCCAACCGCATAACGTGGGATACAAAGGGGTAAGACATTAATAATGAGATTGGTCATGTGACGACTGGCTGGTTTCGCATCTTTTACCAGTCGATTGACCTCGATGTAGGTATCTTCGTTGAGTTCTGTACCGTTAAGATCTAGCTCAAGCTTAAACGTACCTGGTTCCCCGATAGGGTTCATGTCGAACCATTCTGTAAACGTGCATGTATAGCCAAACTGTGCCAGTACATTGCGTACGGCTGCACGAGTTCCTTTGACTCGATGCTGACCAAACGATTTCTTGACACGCTCACGTTTTAAAGAGGGTTGCCAATTGTTATCCCATGAATCGACTGAATATTGCCAAGCCAAAAATGATAAGAACTGATCGGGAACATTGTCGATATGACTAATTGATCGAATATTGATGGGCAAAGCCATATTTTTCGATGAAATATCGCTAAGGTTTCGTTCAAATAATGTGCTATTTGGTGGGAGTAAATTACTCATTCAACACCAGCTAATCGAAGTGTAATAGATTGACAAAAGCTGGCTTGCTCTGGGGTAAGAACGACATCATTTTTGGGGTTGTTGAGTACCACGTGGCTCACCCCTGAAACGTGCAGTTGAGCATAGATTTCACTAAGATAGATTGAACGCCCTAACCGCTTTTGTTTGCTTGCGTAGGCTTGAGCATTGTTTTGTGCTTGCTGTAAAAGCGTTGCCCCTTCTGGATCTTTGCCAATATAGATATCTGCATCAATACCATATTCAACAATGGTAGCCGTTTGAACTGTGACTCGATCTCCAATTGGGCGTACATCTTCTGGATCAAGCGACTTTGCAACAATTTGAACCAGTTCATTTGATGCGATGTTCTTCTCGGCATCCTTTTGTAAGATTGTGACTTTAACTGTGGCAGGGCTTGGAGAGGTTACTGAGACATCTGCAACACGGCCATCGGCTGAAAATGCATGATATTTGTATGAATTTTCTGGTCCTGCAGTACTGATAGAATCGAATTTCATTTGTGTACGTGTGCGTAAATCTTCATCTGATTCATAAACGGCCACGCTGTTACGTGTGGCATCGGTCACAAGTAGGCGTTTGACATCATAATTTGCAGCGACTGCATCTAAGTCTGTGCCTGTTGCATAGGCGAGTAAGGTTGCTAGTGATGCGTTGTTAATTCGATTTCTAAGCACTAATTCACGATACGCATTTTCCTGAAGGTATTTAGTTAGGGGTTCACTTTCTCTATTGAGGATCTCACGAATATCATCTTGTTCAGTATTGTTATAACGTGCGATGAGCGCTTCTTTTCGCTCGGTTAAAATGGTTTCAAAGTCTAAGACTTCGATCATCTGGGGCGGTGTAAGTTGAGAGAAATCGACATTCATTAAGCAGCACCCATTTGAAGAGGGATATTGAGATTAATATGCTGATTTGTGAGCATATAAACGGCATCTAAATCCATGATGATTTGTCCCTGAGTAATCTGAGAAATATTTATTTTTTCTATACTGATGCGTGTTTCCCACTTTAAAATTGGGGTATAGATTGCGCTATAAAGCTGTAATATCAGGACATCATTCATAGGTTGATCGATAAGATCGGGAACTTTTGAGCCGTATTCACGCCTCATAATTCGTGTACCAATAGGCGTAGTTAAAATGTCAGTGATAGACTGGCGAATACTTTCAATTTCACTGGTCAGGCTTTTGCCTGTGGTACGAGATAGCATCATGCGCTTGGGACTCCAGAAGTATCGCTACCGCCTTTAACACCTTTTGTCTTATGATTTCTTAGGCTAATGTCCTGTGCTTTTACATCTGCATCGGTTGTAATATCTTGTGTTGTATGAAGTTTCCCATCGATATATACGTCTGATTTAATTTTGGTTGTACCGCCTTCTGGCAAAATTGCTTCTAAGTGATGATTTTTTTTGTCGTATGAAATGACTGCACCATCTTCAAATAAACGAATAACAATATCAGGGTTCTGAGAAATCGTTGGAAACGCTGAATTATTTAAACCTACAATAACAACGCCTTGCGTCAATTCTCCGCTTGGACTAAGGACGATACATTCTTCACCAATATTGGGTAGGTCATGTGACTGGTCTTTGCCCGCTCTTAAACTAATGAGACGTAGTTTACCCGTTACGATGCCACCTAAATTGACAGTAACTGTATGGAATGGGGTTGAGGGTTCGATGCTATCGATTTGTCCTAAACGAACAATATTTTCTAAGCGTCTGAGGGTGTCTGTATTCATACTGCAATCGTGTTGCAGTCTTTCATTTTTTGCATCTAGTTTTAGTTTTTAAAACCACTTTAAAAACTAAAACTAGATGCAAATTTAGCTTCTAAATAACTTTTATTTAGGCTATAATTAAAATATAGCAAAATGCGATAAAATTATATGCACGTCATCAGTCATTCTAAAATACTTGAAGCAATTGCCAAATGGCCACATGCCGAGACCGCTTTAGATGGTTGGTATAGAGTAATGAAAGCAAATGAACTCAAAGACTTTTCAGATACGAAAAGACTTTTTCCTGCTGTAGATAAAGTTGGAAAGTTTCATGTCTTTGATATCGGTGGCAATAAAATTCGCTTAATTGCAGTTGTAATGTATCAGGCAAAAAGAGTCTATATTCGCCATATTTTGACGCATAAAGAATATGACAAAGGCCATTGGAAACAGGACTAAAACGATGAATGCAATGATTAAACAAGCAGTAGATCACTGGCGTTATGTTGCTCCTCTCTTAAGCAAACCAGAAACGACTGAGGATCATCGGGCACTCACTGAAGCTCTAGACGAACTAATAGATATTGTAGGGGATGACGAAAGTCATCCACTTGCGAGTCTCATGCACCAGTTAGGTACACTTGTATTGGAATATGAAAATGAACATATGCCAATGCCAGAAAGTCACGGTGTTTCTGCTATGGCTTTTTTGATGGAACAATATGATTTAGGGCAAGCAGATCTCTCAGATATTGCCCCACAGTCTGTGATTTCTGAAATTTTGAATGGAAAACGTCAACTTAATATTCGTCATATTAAAGCACTTTGCCAACGATTTAATGTAAGTTCAGATACATTTTTTTGAGGATTATATCTCTTTAGAAATATGTCAAACGAAGTGATTGAACTCTAAATAATCTAGGATTTCTTTTTCGATCATTTGTTTTTCTTCTGGACTAAATCCAAGTATTTCACGTTTTGCATATTTGACTTGCTTTCCTCCCTTTTCTACTTCGCCCATGAGACCGAACTGGTGAATGTTCAATATATTTGAGAGCTGAGGATTAAAGCCGATCTCTGCGCCTTGCATGGTTTTTTTAATTCTAAGATATTGAGCATTTCGGATTTGTTTAAACATTTTATTGCGTGTGGTTGGGCGATCTGACGCTGTACTTTGATGGTTGGGCAAGTAACGCACGATACGAGTTTTGACAAATGTACGTGTACCATTAGCAACGGTATCATAACCAATTAAGCGCGTTGGGGTTCTGCGATAGCTCTTTAATTCAACTAAGCGTTTTTGGCCATTGGCTTTTTGGTAAATAAAACTGACGGGTTTCAGTGCCTTAACAGGCCGTTTTCTTTCTCTATAGCTTGAACCATCTGGGTTCTTTTGACTTGTAATCCGTTGCTTTTGGCTCTTGCGTAATTTTCTGGCAATTTCCATTGCCATTTTTTGTTTTTGTTGGCCACTAAGCTGTTGTAGTAGACCATTTAAATGCTCGGATAAAAAATCTAATTCAGCCATGTTCTGGCATTACCACATCAAGTGCATAGTAATCATCTGATTGAACAGAATTCCAACTTGCCAATGCTGTACCATTTTTGTCAAAGAGCGTCACTGGTTGTGAGCTACTGGCTTTTGTATATTGTGGCTCATCTGGATAGTTAATATCTAAACGACCATCTTGTCTTTTAACAATGACACGCTCTGTCAAAGGGAGTTCAATGACGAGATCCACTTTATTGTTATCGACCACCTCAACATTAAATTTAATCGCGTTTTCCATCTGCTGAAGGTTCACTAAAATTTCAGATTGGTTTATACGAAGCCATTCGAGCAGTGGAACACTAATCGCAGCTAGTTCACCAGCATAGTCTGTAAAGACTAAGGAAAGATTATATTTATATTCAAAAGAAAGCCCTTGTGCGAATGTAGAGCAAAGATTTCCACCTTCAACAAAGATAAGAAGCTGTTCAGGGTTTTGCGCTAATTCTGGAATTGCTTCGACTAAAAAGTTTCTAAGTTTTTGGGGTTTTTGCATTATTTGTTTCCAATGAATGCATCGACTTTAGCAGCACAAAGTGCAAAGTCGGCTTGCTGTTGTAAGTACGCCAAAATGAGATCTTGATTCGTTTCAAGCTTAATTGTTTGCAATGTACAAGGCATAATCGCTAGATTATTGACTGGTTTGGGTGGAACTGTTGAGCAAGCGAATAAAGCTGTCAGGGATAGGCTGACTAGCCCATGTTTGAGCTGGATAATCATGGCTTACGATCTCTTTAACTGACTGTAATTTTTGCTGTGTATTTTTTTGGATCTGGGCTTGAGTGCTTTGAAGTTTTAAAATGATCGCTGTTTGCCGTTGCACCTGGTCTTCTGCTTCTGCAATTTTCTGTTGCTTTTCGCTAATCACGATATCTTTTTGCTGAATTGTTTGTTCTAGCTGTTTTACCTTTAGAACTTGTAATTTAAAGGCATACAATGAAAAGTAAATAATCACTAGACTCAAAGCAATTAAGATCGGCTTTAAATAGGTTTTGAGAATATAGAGGACTGCGATCATGCCACAGCCTCTTCACCATAAATGGGTTGTAAGTGATCCCATTGTTTTTGGAATTTCGCTTGATAGCCAAGTTTTTTATAGTTTGCTCCGTTATATAAGGTGAAAACTACATCCCAATTTTCAGCTTGAAGCGCATCTAATAGCTTGACTGGTTTTGCATTAATAATGCCTGTTTTGGTCTCGACAAAGCGTAAAAAGGCATCTAATTGTTTAGATTCACTGTCGTATTGCTGTTGCACAAAATCTTGAATAGATGAGTAACCCAATGCTTTGAAATTCTCGCCCATAATTTGGAATTGTCCCCAAGAGCAAGATTGAAGCGCACATTCTAGATCGATTTGTTTTGCTTGTTCTAAACGTGCATATTCGCCACTATTTCCCACATAGCCACCAGTAAGAGTATTAACAATATTGGGGGTTTTAACGGCTTGTTGTTTTGCATAGTCTTCACCATATTTTTGTTTTAGGTAGAAATACATGCGGTGACGTTCGTATAGTATTTTTGGTCGACCATCATCTAAGAAACCACAGCCTAAGCCTTCAACCGCACCAAAGGTTCGAATAATCAGTTCTGGTACATTTAAACGTTTTGCTGCATCTTTATAGTCTTGATCTTTTAAGTATTTGCTTGTATCTGCACCCGATAAAGCCAGTCTGGTTTTATCACCAACTTTACCATCGGCCACTAGACCAACTTTAAGTTGAAATGCAATCACTGCTTTTTCTGTTTCTGCTTTAAACTCGCCTACCATTGGGCAAGAAAAACCTAAACGATTAAGCGATTTTTGAAGTGACAACACTTCTAATCCCAATGAACCATATTTTAAAATCATGCGCTTTTCTTCCTAAATAGCTGTGCCACGTTCCCTTCTGATTTCCAGATAACAACAAATAAGATAAGACCAAAAAACGCATCCCATACCGTAACCGGGTCTTTTAGAAAAATGATATTTACGGCTTGTCCCATAAATGATGCGATGAGCATTACGGCTAATATTTCATGTTTTCTTTTATGCGTGTTGCTATGGTTTTCATAGCTTAAAATTCGAATTGCAGACAGTAAGTAACTCATTACTGCGATACTAGAAAAGAGTAATTCCATGTTATTTCCCCTTGCCTCTTAACGCATTGAGAATGTCTGTAATGGATGCACTCTCAAGCCATTGAAGTATTTTTTGTAATAAGACAATCGCAACAACCGCAACAATAAAGGAGGCAGTAGAGTGACTGTCAATGATGGTACGATTAACAACTTCAGGAGCAAGCAGATAACCGATTGCTGTTGAAAAAATGAATGCTGTAATACGTTTTTTATACGTGAGATCCTGTGTATAAAATGCGATGAATGCTGCACCGATGACAGCACCAAAAAGCGAGTCGCCATTTACAAATGGCAAAAGAGAAACAAGACTCGCACTGGTTGCAATCGCAATTGGAGCGGTGGGTTCTGGCATAATTAATCCCATAAATTTATTGTTTGTTGTATTTGCTCTGGTGTATTTATATCGGGCAAAGTGACTTGCGTTCCCATTGGTAAAAAAACATCGAGCTGGGCAAGTTGTGGATTGGCCTCTAAGACCTTTTCAACCACTCCAGCACTTCGTCCGTAATATCGCCAGCAGATTGCATCGATGGTGTCGTTTTGAATCGCAACGATGTTTTGACTCATATCAACTCAATTGTGGTCTGGTTCTGCTTTAAAAGCTGTTGAATTGCCCAGTGTTTATTTCGTCTATATTCATCAATCGTAAGTGTCAGATCGTCAGCGCGTTTGTTGCCTGTATTGGTACTGTCATAACCTCGATACTTTTCACAAACTTTCGCAGCGACACCATTGCTTACGGCTGAAAAGTAAAGAATTTCTGTATCCGTTTTTTCATTTACTTTGTTTTTAGACAATTGGATTAAGTTTGTATCGGGTTGAATCAGTGAAACAAGTAAGCGATTCACATCAATGATTTCTTCAAAGATGGCTTGTTTTAATCTCGCATCTGTTACTGATCCATCAATTTTCACGATATCCCGAATATCATTGATTGATACATCTGGGAAAAAAGCATTCGTGCTAATTTTTTCGTGTTGTGGGGTTGGATTACCATTGGCAACAAAGCCCATATCAAACTCCTAAATGCACGGGTGGGAATAAGGATTAAAGAAAAAACTTGATTGGGTTTTTCTTAATATTTATTCGCCCGTGCGGTGCAGGGCACTTGTTAGAATGTAGGTACATTCGTTGTTTGTTCTAAATCTGCGATCATTTTCGTCACAGCTTTATGATCATTTTTTCCTCGGCATCGGTCATCTAATTTAATGGCCGTTTCGAGGTGACTTTGTGCTTTTCTGGCAAGGGCAAGATCTTGTTCAGGAATACCAGACATGCTCTTCATTTCTGCTTTGCCCAGCGCGACATAAAGACGAGCTTTAACTTGCTCAGGCATATCAAATGCATGCTCTGGAAAATCGGCAGAAGTATGTAAAAGTTCTTCAAGTTTGATTAATACATTTAGATTGAAAGGCTCGTCTTCATCTTCGGCACTCAGTAATTTAAGCTGTGTTTCTGCGACTTGCTCATAAACAAAAGTGGCCACTGTTCGTTCAAACTGATCAGGCGTATTTAATTGTGCTTTTAACATATATTTCATGATGTTAATGGCATAGTCATAGTCGCCAGTATCTACCGTCCACACCAGCATATTACTGATGATTTCATCGGGTACATTTGGGCAACTTTCTAAGATGCCATCGACATATGATTTGTATTGATCAAAAAGCGCTTTCTTTTTTTCAATCTTTGAACTGGTGGCTTGAATCTGCTTAAGTAAACTTTGATCACGTTTAAGTTGTAAAAATAGTTTTTCGTACACACTGGTTTGACGCATTTCGCCAAACATGGCTGCATCTGCTGCAGCATGTTTTGCTTGATGCTTTAAAAAATGCTCTCGAGCAAAATTATGCATCTTTCACCTCAATATTTTCGGCCATAACTGCGAGGCCTAAATCTTCGATGAAATAGTCTTCATTTGAGGATTCGTAGTTTTCAATTTGGTCGCGTTTTGGGTTATCAATGACTGCACGTCTGCGAGAACCCTCTTGAACATAGATTGAAAGATTGTCAAAAGTTGTCACAAGGATTGTACCTTCAGGAAAGAAAGGCACTGAGTAAACAGGGAGGTTACCCATTCTTTTTTGGCTGATGATAATATCTGCAGCTAATTTTTCAGAGTTATTCTGATCTTTATTGACCAGTGGAAAGTATTTATCTGCTTGAAGTTTTCGGTTACATAGCACCACTAAATCGGGATTATCTTGATGAACTTCGTCAATCATTTCATCAACAATATTCATTACCAATGCATCGAGATTTTTGTAATCCCCTGTTGAGCCAATGATAATTTTTCCTTGAGTCGCTTTACCTGTATTGAGCACACGTTGTGGATTTTCTTCACGTTGCTTTTGTAACCAGCCTTTATTTACATCTTGTAATTTCGGATTAGCAACAATATCCGTATTAGCAGCATAAGATGTACCATTAAAGCCGATCATAATACGATCTAATGCTTGGCGAATTTGAATCTGTGCGCTAAAGCGTTTATAGAAATCATTAAATTTTGCCCATTGATCTAACTTTTGGTATTTGATCGCTGTATCAAAATCTGTTTTTCGGCAAAAGTATGTACGCTCATCTAAACTTGATGGGTCACTCGCTTGGCGATCTGTTGAGTCTGTATTGGTACGAGAAGCGATTGGGCGACTGATCCCAAGTCCTATTGCAGAAGCAGATTGTTCATTGACTAGAAATACATTAATTCTACTTAAAAATGCAGATGATAGTTGAATTTTGCTTTCAAGTTTTTGTTGCACGGATGGTGTAACAGTAAATTTACTTTCAACTGAAGATGTTTGGTTTAATTCAGCCAATTGCACCATACATTTATTAAATTTTGTACGAGTATCTATACGCATTTTGTTCTCTTGTATTTATTAAATAAGATTAGCAGTCCACAACATCATCTTTGTCCGTAGCATTGAAGCCACTGGTCGTTTGAGGACGTGATGGGTTGGCTGGCTCTTTTGATAATTGATCTTTAAGCGAGTTGTATTCTGTTTCTAAACGATTGAACTTGGTCAATAGTTCTTCTAAATCGTTTCCAACTTTTTGAGTTTGCTGTGCAACTTCGATAATCGCTTCTTCATGTTGACTAAAGTCATGGGCTTGTTTTTTATTTTGCTTGCTAAACATCGACTTAATGGTGTCGATAACAGAAGTTTTTTCTTCTTCGACTTCAATA